TCAATGCATAAATCAACTGCTTCGCCGATTGCCATTCCTTTAAGTGTTTGGATGTCTATTCCTCGTTCGACACCGGCAAGGATGATTGTGTTGAGGCTAACGGGTTCTTCAGACTCTGAATCGCCTTCCGAATCCTCTGTGAGTTTTTTGAGCTTACGCATCCGTCCATTATTGCCTCAGCCACTTGTGGAACGATTACATCCATAGGAAATGCCGGTAGCGTTTTAAGCCATTCTAACGGCTCCGACTCGATTGAATCGTCCGCACATTTTGCCATTGCCCAAGTGACTTCCAGCAAGTCTGTTATTTGAAGACCCGACAGCTGAATGAGTGCTTCATCCCACGCATCCGGGCCGATTGATTTCAAGTTTATTTTTCCGTCGACTACAACGCCGTCAATCGAATCCGCAACGAGTTTCACCATTGACGAGATTGCCGGCATAAGTGTGACGAGTATGTCATGATTGAACTGGTTTCTGTACACCAGCATCCAGCCGATGTTGTTATCAATCTTGAACGATTTTTTATTATCAATTTTTATCGTTTTTATCATTTGATTAACCTCCATTAATAAATAGCGCCCGAGTTGCCCCGAGCGCCTTTGCTTATGCCTATACCGGTAATGTCGGTACCGGCGGTGTTGTGAATAACGTGTCGTACCCGGTGTCGCCTTCCTTGTACTTAACGAGCGAAATTCCCGTAGCATTGTCGCCGTTAACAGTGATGTCCATTGACTCCGTTGTCGGCGTTTTCTTTTCTTCGATAGAAGCGTACTCTCTCTTGATTCCGCCAAGAGTTACATTGTACATGATTCCACGTCTTCCGAGCGCATCGCCCTTAGACTGGAACGCAATGTATACTTTTTCCCTGTCGGCTCCCCTTATTGCCGCTACTCCTCCGTCTGCAAGTGTGATGTATCCCATAAAAGCGGTCTTGAACGCGTCAGTAAATAATGCCACTTCTATTGATCCGCTGAATCCGTTGTCCGAATAACCAGACCAGTAGACCTTGTCGTCTGCATAGAATTTGTTTTCGTCGCCCTCTGGATCCAGCGCGATTGATTTTGCTCCCGGCAGTGCTACAGGCGCCCCCATAGTAACCGTTCCGTCGTCGGAAACCGTATAAGTTCCGATGTGGATTTCGCTGACTCCAAATTCAACAATGTTTTTCGTTGCTCCTGCCATATCTTTTTCCCTTTCTAAACGATGTATTGAACGTAATAAATATCTTCGGCATCTACATAGATGTCTTGGCCTTTGACGTAATTGAATCCGCCGCCGACCAGTGATTCTTCTATTGCACTCTCATTCGTTTCGTTTTTTTTAGTAAAATAAAATTGGATAACATAACTGTTCTTTTTCCAGTCAATTTTGTCGTCCGCAAAATCTGTGTACTGGCCGTTACCGTAGTAGATAATGAACGGTGGGCTTGTTTGCTTTTTGAAATTCATATAAGCAAACGGGATGCCCTGCGCCGTTTTGATTGCGGCCAGTATCTCGTAAATCTTAGATTCCATCTTTTACCCTCCGTTCAAATTCAGCACAGCCCCATTCCTCTACGGACTTAATGTGGGGATGCGCCGGTGTCATGCCGTAGGCCCCGTACTGGTTCTTTTTGGCGTGGCCGTATTCCAGTAGTTGAGTAATCTGCGGTTTTTTCTTGTTGTAAACGACTGAAGCATGGCCTTTTTTAATGACCGACCAGCCGCTTGCATACTCTCCGGTTTTTTTCGGCGATGAGGCCTTTAACTTTTCAGCGCATTCTTTCGCGACTTCGTTCGAAATCGCCTCAGACTTTGCCTTGACTTCTTCGCTGAACGAATCCAGTATTTCGCCGATTTGAAATTCGATTGACTTGCTCATGATTTGCCTTCTTTTGGCGTCATGTACAGTTCTGTATATCCGTCTTGTCTGTCATAAACGCGGTAAATATTGTACTTTGCAGAATTATAAGTAGCCTGTGTCTGGCCGCCGTATTCCGCAGTATTGACGTAAACGCCGATAGTCGGTTTCAGCCCAATCTGATTTGCATTGTAGTATTCCTGTGACTGAATCGAAAACGCACCACAGTATACTATTGTGCTTGTCTCTGTTGGCTCTTGGTTCCCGTACTCGTCTTCGGTGTACTCTGTGGAAATCAGCGTTATTTGATTGTTAAGTCCGATTTTCAGCATTGCATTACCCCACATACGAAGCGGTCAAGGCGAGTTTATCGCAAAGCCGCTGGAAATGATTGTAGTAGTTCTCGCCGTCAGCTTGAAAGTTAAAAGCAAATTTCAAGTATAATTCGACGCATTTGAAAACCAACGGCTCGGCCATATCAAGTGCAGTGACTCCGGCTCTGCTCATTTCGGACAACGCTGTTCCGATACCCTGCGTAATCTCATCATCGAAATTTGACGAAATCCTAAGGTCTTTCTTTAATTGCATGAATTGCTCGTCTGTCACGGTCACGTTCTGAGTGTTTATCGTAATCACAATATTTGCCATTTTTACCACCTATGTTTTAATTGAATAGGGAGCGGAATTGACCGCCCCCATAGTTGACTATGCTGTCGGCGCCAATTTTACGAACGCTTCGGAAACTGCTACCTTTGAATCGAACATACCAACTCCGAGGTACTTGTTAGAATTGCTGTCGATGTCGAAAGCAGTCTTGACTGTAACGGCCTCAGACAGATTCCCAACGATGTCCTTGAAATCGCCAAGGTATGCCTCGTTAACTCCAACGTGTGAGTCCAGCATGATTTCATAGCCGTAGATGTATCTCTTGCCAGTAGCAACATCGTACTGGACAAGATCGTTCTTTGCCTTATCCTGCAAGCCAGCGAACTGATTGAAGAATGTCTTTTTGTTCATCAGAACTTTGGCCTTTGCGTCATATCCGCCCGGAAGCAGTGCGACCCAGGACTGAACCAATGCCGCTGTGAGTGAACCGGCTGTGTAGTTGATTAAGTTTGTGTTGGCTGTCCAAGTGATTGACTCAAGACCGCCCGGCTGTGATGAACCAGTACCGTTGATGATGTAAGCAACGAGCTTTGTGCTGATTCCGTCTACCAGCATACCAACGAGCCATGACTCAAACGCCGGAATACTCATCGTGCTTACGGTGTCTGATACCTGTACCAGCTTGACAATCTCATAGCTTCCAAGTGTAACGGTAACGAGTGTGTCCTCAGATGCTGAAATGGATGCGTTCTCTGTGTGTAGTGCCGCGTCATTGTCAGTTCCCTCAACTGCGTAACGTACATTGCCAGCGATGTTCAACAATGTGATTTCGTTAAGCAATGGTGCCGCTTCCTTCATCTTGGAGATGATTTCGTTCGCTGTTTCTGTCGGGATAACTGCGCCACCGGATGCGGATCCGGAGCTGTAGTTAATGAACACGGCCTTCTCGTCGTCGCTCATCTCTTTGCCCATGATCTTCTTGAAAAATGCATCGTGGTAAGATGACTCAGTCTTTACTGGCTTCGTATCCGTAACGGTTCCGCCGATGATTTCGGCAACTTTGTCGCTGATTACCTTGCTGTTTCTCAAAGCGGCGAGATTAGCGGCCTCGGTAGCGGATGCCTCGTAATCGGCGTCCAGCTTTTCGATTTCTTTTCTTTTAGCAGTAGCGTTCTCGAGGTCTCCGGCGTCAATAAAAGCCTGTGCCTCGTCCAAGAGTTTGCCTCTTGCTTCAATATAATCGTTTAGCATCTTGTAGCTCCTTTTAATTTCATAAGTGTTAATTTTTCCTGTTCAATATTGATAAAGGTCATTTCCTTCGCCGCTTTCATCTCTTTACGCGCTTGTTCGATTTCTGCGTTTGATAGGATTCTCGCCACACTATTGACCAATGTTTCAGACGGGATAATTTCATCAATAAAGCCAGACTCTACCGCGTCGTCCGCAGTCAGCCAGGTTTCGTCTTCCATCAGATTTAGTATGGTATCTTTATCAAGTCCGGTCTTCATTTCGTATACTTTCGATACGGACTCATCCGCTTTCGATAGCACTCCGCTTTCGTGGCTCATCACAGATTTGTCACCGCTGGCACTGGATGAAACGTTATGTATCATCAGCATTCCACTCGGTGTAATCCTTGACTTTGCCGCCATTGCTATAACTGAAGCCGCTGACGCCGCAATCCCCACGACGTCTATATGTTTAACGCCCTCGT